GCGAAGCCCACGCGCGTATAGACCCTTGGGCCTTCGTAGCCGGTCAAGTACGAGAATTCGAGCACCGGCACTTGCGCCACGTCGGCGAACAGATACCACGGCGCGGTCTGTCCGAGATGGTCGAGGCGGGCATCCACCACCAGGCGCGCGAAGTCCTCGAACACGTTCACGTAGTTCGTTTGCGTGGGATAGATCGCGGCGAGCGCCTTCTGGGAAACCGTTTCGAGCGCAGCCGGCGCGAGCATATACTTCGGCTCGACGCTGATCGGTTGGCCGTTCTGATTGGTCATCATGCGCAGCGCCAAGCGCGCGGAAGTGAGAGACGCCTCGGCGGGCGGCCCGAGATTCGCGGCGACGGTTTCGATGTTGTTATGCGCGGCGCTGAACAACGGGTTTCCATCGCTCATCACCGGATTGCTCACGATGAGATTCGCCAATTGCTGATTCTCGAACTCCGCGGCCTGTATCGAGAGCTGCATAGCGATATCGTTGAACACGCCCATGTCGTCGTTGACCAAGGTTTGCCGCGAGATGCCGAACACGCCCGCATACGCCGAGACAGCATAGCTCTCGGGCTTCACGTCCGACTTATCGACGCGCTTGAATTCGCCGTGCTCGTTGACCGGCAATAACGGCCCCATCGGCGAATTGCGGTAGACGTGCTTTTGCCGGAAGTCGTTCACGGTGGCGGCGCGCGCCAGCAGTTTTAAACCGCTGGGCGCGATCTTGTAAGCCACGAGCAATTGTTTGTTGAACAACTCCGCGAGGAAATTCCCGAAGTCGCTGGTAGTATGCAGCGCGCCCCAACGCAAGAAAACCTCGGCATCCGAACCGAGCGTGGATTCGCCAGCCACGCGCAGAAATTCGCGGCCGATGTCGGACAGACGGCGGTTGGCCCACGGCCGCGCGTCCTCGCGCAGCGCAATGGACGGCGTAACGCGGTGCGCCACCACGTTGAGCATTCGCTCCATGAACGTGTCGCGCTCATCGCGCACAATCACGGCGCGGCCGTCGATGCGCGGCGAAGAGCGCTGCAAATGCGTAAGCAGCTCGCCGCGCGCGCCCTCAATCGTCACGCCGTCGCGCGTAGCCAGCGTCTCGACAAAGTTGCCCGTGATGCCGAGCAGCGCGGCGGCGCTGCGGATCTGATCGGGAATAGCGGCCTTGGTCATCGTGTCCTCGCTTTCGTCACACTGGCACTCGTCCTCGGGCGTGCCGGGCGGGCAATCGCAGTCGTCTTCCCCGTCATCAGATCGAGTGCGGGCACCCGGATCAGCGCCGATGGCCGTGAATGAGATTTCCGCCGGCGTCCAGCGCGTGGCGGTTTTTGTACGGTTGCCATTGTTGTCCTTTGCCGTCTGCCACTGCTGCACCGAATAGCCCACGCTCACGCGCGAAATGATGCCGTCGGCCACGTCGCGCACGATGGGCTCGAGATCCGGCCTCGAGGAAAAGCGCACGGTGGCGACGCCTCGAGCGCCGTCCACCGAAGGATCGAGCACCGTCCCGAGGATTTCGCGCACGTCGAAGCGGTTATGCGAATTTAAAACCGGAGCCCCCGCAAGTTGCGACAGGTCCACGGCATCCGGCGACATGTCCAAGCGTTCAACAAATGCGCCCTCGAAATCATGGCGCAAGACACCCGCCCCGGTAGACCACACCAGGCCCACAGTGCGCTTCGCCGCGTCGAAGCTCGACGGCGTGAGGGTCGCGGCGCGCGTGAGTAGCCTACTGAATGGTCTCCGTTGGCGTGCCATTGAACGATACTCCCGCTTGCTCCTGCCCTTGCAGCGTGACTTTTCGAGCGTCCGAATCGAAGATGAGCCCTAACTGATCGGCGCGGGCGTTGTCGGCCGCGATCTCGCGGTCGAGCGATTCGATATCCACGCCCGAACCGCGCACGGCCTCGTTGCGCGACATCAGGCCGGCGCGAATCTTCTGAATCGTGCTCTGCGTTTCCATGCGCGAATCGAGCGTCGGAATCGGCACGCCCACCCATCGCACGGGCGCCGAGAGGATCTCCTCGGGCAGCTCGCCAGCCGCTACCATGATGCGCGTCCACCACTGCCACACCGGCCGGCAGAACTGGTACGCGAACAGTTGCGTGAGCACGTCGCAATGCCGCTCGAAGGCCAGCAGGCCCGCGCGGCCCGATGCGAATGTAATTTGGCTCAAATCGCCGCTCATCAGTTCGTAAGGCACGCTGAGCGCGCTGGCGATGCCGCGCAGTTGCGTGGCGATGAAACCCGCAAACGATTGGCCCGAATCGGGTGGATTAGAAAATGAAATCTCGTCGCCGGGGCGAAGTCTGGCCATAGAACCCGGCTCGAAAGTAGTGTCACCGTCGGGATTGACCAATAGCGGCGTGCCGTCGGCCGAACGGATGAAACCGCAGAACAGGGAGCCTGTTCTGGCGCGCACCAGGCTTGCTTCGAGGTAGGTTTGCAGTTCGTACAAAGGCACCAGCGCGGGCGCAAGCCAGGATACGCCGCGTTCGAATCCCGGTTGCAGCGGCGCATAAAGGTGAATCACGCGGTCGGCGGGCACGAATTCCGATACCGGGTTCAGCGGTTGCGCCGGATGCTTCTGGTAAAGCCAATAGCCCACGCGCCGCCCCTCCGCGTCATACTGAATCCCGCCCATGATGTCCTCGGCGTTGTCACGCGAATAATCCAGAAACTCGGACGCGAGAATCTGAATTTGCAACCTCGGTCCCGGCCGGATGAGCGCGAGCACTTCGCCGTCGATGAGACACGATTTGAACGCCTCGGCTTGCATGAGATTAAAACCGAAACGGCCGGTAAAATCGGCCGCTTCGGTCCACGCGGACCACAGCGCGTGCGTACGGGCGCGCAACGCCGTATTGGCCGTGTCCACCATCGGAACAACGCCGGTACTGATGACGTAATCGCGCAGCAGATTGATCGCCCGATGCGCCCAAGGGTTGTTGCGGTCGGCGTCGCGCGCTCGGGCCTTCAAAATCGCGGGACTGAGTATCGTGGCGAAGTCGGTCCGCGGCGGCCACCACTTGCTCAGCCGTGAGCCCGATTTACTCGCGTCCCACGCCCAGATGCCGGTCGAACTGCCGGCCGGTCCGCCGCTCCACCACATGTCCAAGGCTTGTCTAACGGCCAGGCCAGCGCGGCGCAATGGAGCGGGCAGGTTCATTGCTTTCCCGGTTCGGCGTTGGCAAGACGCTCCAGCGTCTCCAGCGCGGCCACAAAATGCTGCGCGAAACGCTTACCGTCGGCGCGCGACAAACCAACGGAATGAATGCCGTGATGAATAATCACGGTATCGTGTAGCGGCGAAATGCTGACGCTTACGCCCACAGGCTCCTTGCCGTCGGGCTGGGCTTCGGTAGCCAATACCGGCGTCATTGCACCCTCCGGTCGATGAGCAACGAGGCGCTGGCATCGTAGGCGGCGGGCACGGCGCGGTCGAGCGCGTCCTTCGACGGAAACAGATCGCGCGCCATCGTCAGAACTGCGAACGCATAGCTCAGCGCTTCGCTGGGCGCAAGCGTAAACTGCGCTCCGTTGGGCAATACCGTCATCACTTGCCGGGTGCCGTCGGGCGTAATCGCCGCGCACACGCGCAGCAAGCCGGTCATTCGTCGCGGTTCAAACACTTCCCCTCCAGAATTTTGCGGATGGTTTCGCTGAGTTCCTCGCCGAGTGCGCAGAAGTCATCGAAACGTCCATTCACGGGAAACTTGGCCAACGTGAAACTTACGCGGCGGTCATGCAGCGTCACGCTGATGAATCGTTCGTGGGAATGGTCGGCCGCGGCGTCACACATAGCGCTCCTCGCTAACTGGGCGCTCCGGGTCCCGCAGGGCCGAGAGATTACGGTCAGTATATACCTGGAATGCGCCAAGGTCTACGGGAGACTAGCCTCGGGCGCAAGGCTTAGGAAGCAATCGCAAAGAAGCGGGAACCAATGGCGCGGACTGCGGGCTAGGGGGCTATCTTAGTGACTGACCTGATAGTAAATAGCACCGAGGTATTTGTCTGCTCATCGCGCCAGCACTTCAACATCAGCGTATTTCCCGCCTCGGCCATTGTCACTATCGGGCCGTCCAAGCCCTTTGCCATGCCTCCAGCTGGCCGCAAGTCGGTGGCGAGGGGTGCCACGCTTCGGCCCACGAACGGCGTTATTGCGTCGCATTTCGGGTCTGCTCCTCGATCTAAGGCGTCGGCAAACGCCTTTCCATTGACGTTCAGACTGCCGCCTTGAGAGTCTATCGAACCCTCGCAAGTCGCCTGATAACGCAACCCTTCGTGCCTAACGGTGACCGTTCCCTGATTCCAGGACTCAATGACCCAGACGCCCTTCGCTGTTGTGCCGCATCCCGCAAGGAGCACGGCCGCAAAGATAAATGCGGCTGTAGCTTCGCGTCTCATCGGCTCAAGGATTGTAACACCCCGGCAGCAAGGGGAAAAAACATAGACGCGAGGAGAGTGATAATATCGTCATGATGGTGACGTTGCGCGCTGTCCGAAGAGAAGACGGAATGCTGGACTACTCCAAAGACGGTCCAGGCCCTTTCAATTCCGTGCTCCCTCCTGAGAAGCTCGACGGGCAATTGCAGGCGAATTGCGCTCTCCAGGAAGAAATTCGCAAGTTCATTGATGATCTTGAGACTCAGGGCGTCGCCGTGCTGTCATTTTCCGAGCGGCGCACGACCCTGTACACCTAATATCGTGCTGTGAATCGGGAATTGTCAGAAATCCATCCATTTCGAGCGCGTTACGGCCGGCGCGCCGTTGGACTTGGGTAAATCGGGCAAATTGTCCGTTTGGGGCGGCGCAGGCGCGAGCATTCTCTCGAAGGAATCGCACCAGGCGTTGAGGTCCAATCCCGCCAGCAGCCTCGCGTGCAGCGCGGACACGGCCAACGCGCGGCAATCGAAAGCCTCGTTTCGCGCCCGTAGCGCGTTCACCCATTTGCGCCGGCCCTTCACGAGAACCAGCTTCTCGACGGTCAGTTGCTCGAACCAGTCGCGCGCCCGGCTGATCGGCGTGTGCATGTAGCCGGCTCCCGGCCGCTCAATTCGCATCCGGTTCGCCACCCAGAGCTTCGCCTCATCCGCGCTCACCATGTAGAGCGGCATCCGGTTCTTGTCATAGCTGGCGCGTCGCGGCCAGATCGGCCGGCCAAACGCCGCGCTCAAGCCCTTCACGCCGTAGATGCGCCGCCCGTGGCGCTTGGCCGTGAATTGCAATACCTCCGCGCTCGAAAAACCCGCGTCGATGGCCGTGCACTGAATAGCCATCGGCATACCCGATTGGTGCGGCCGCAGTCGCGCCAGCAGCTCGTCGAGACGGGTCCAGATATCCGGCTGCGTGATGTCGCCGTGGAGCGCGAAGTAATTAACGCTCCAACTCTCGAAGTCGCGGCCCCACGCGACGATCTCGCATTCGATGCGGTCGCTCTGCACGTCGCAGCCGCAAGTCAAGAAGCATCCGCCCTCAGGAATGACGCCTTCGAGGTAAGGCTCGGCGCGCGTCATGAGCGTTTCGGCCTCGGGCACGGGCTGCACTTGCTCTTGCCACGGCAGCGCCAGCACGAGGTTCGTGAAGGATTTCTTTTGCTCGGGCGTGATCGCGGCTTCATACTGGCGCACGAGGTCGGACCAACTCAACCACGGGCTGATGAGCGCGTTGAAGTGATAGCCGCGAGGTTTTACCCCGCTCTGAGGTAAAACCGCCGTTGGCTTCCAGTCGCCACAAGCAATTTTGGCGCGCCACGGTGGCGCGCCAAACTCACAAGTGCAGCTTACGCACCGATACCGCACCGTGTCCGGTTGTCCCGGTTCCCAGCGCAGATTCTCCCATTCGAGCTGTTGCGCGAAGCCGCAGCGCGGGCACGGCACGAACCATTTCCGCTGATCGGATTCGTTGTACAGCCGCTCGATGAGCGACTGGCCGGCGTAGGTCGGCGTCGAAATCGCCGCGATGCGCTTCTGAGAGCCAAAGGTGGTGGCGCGCGCCGCGGCCAGGTCGAACGGGTTGCCCTCGCCGAGATCCGTCAGGTAGGAATCGCATTCATCGCACAGCACCACGCGGGCGGGCAGGGAACGAAGGCCCGCGGCGCTGCGCGCGCTGGCGATCACAAGCGTCCCGCCCGTGCGCGAGGTCTTCAGAAACGCCTCGTTGCCGCCCTTCGAGCGTTGCTTCGCAATCAACACTTTGAGCGGCGAGCATAACTCGATCATCGGCTCGACGCGCTGCCGGCTGAGCCGCTTCGACATTTCCTGATTCGGCTGAACGATCATCACCGTCGAGGGCGCGTGCGCCAGATAGTAAGCCGCGGCGTTCAGCAGGACTTCGCTACCACCGCACTGCACGGGTTTCATTAGTACGGTCAGCTCAACGCCCGAATCGGGAGAAAGACAGTCCTGAATCTCCCGCAGAAACGGCGCAACGTCCGTACGCCAGGCGCCCGGCATCGGGGAACTCGGCCCGAGCACGCGATTGGCGTCGGCCCACTGGCTGATCGTGAGCGGAGCGGGCGGCCGTAGAATGCCGCGCACTCGCCGCCAAGCCGCTCTAGATTCGCTTGAAAGGTCGGCGTCAAAGGTCGGCATGGCTCCACGCTTCAAGCGCGTCTAGGATCTCCTGCCGCAGCGCGTGGCGTTGCTCGGGCGTGAGACTGGTCAGCCGGTCGGGAATCGCCAGCAGCCGGTCGCGGATCACGCTCAGCGCCGCGCCCATGCCGGCGTCGACCACGCGGCGCCACTCCCGGCGCTTCTCACGCAGTTGCATCAGTCGCAGGCCCGCCAGGGCGCGCTCTTTGACGGCGTGGGCGTGCGCGTAATCGCTCTGCCGTTTAACAGTACCGTTCAACGGCGTCGATGGTTTCTTGGGC